CTTTCCGTTCAATATAGGAAGAGGTCGCGCGGTTGAATTATATAATCGCGTTGTGTCGAATGATCCTGCAAATAGTGCCTTGGTCGTTATCCTGCTTGCAACCAGTGGCCTTGAGACAGATGCAGTGTTGATGGACAAAGACACATTGGCTGACGTAGTATCAGGAGCAACGAATGAGGCAACAAACACAGGGTATGCAAGGAAAGTTCTAACGAACACTGAGCTTGCGGCAATGCCTGCTCCGGATGATACGAACAATCGATATGAGATCGATATTCCAGATCAAACACCGATGCGAATATTATTCCAATCTCATGTCATGATTATGCGATAACACCTGATGGATCCGACATTGTCGCTCAAATTCCTGCAACAGGATTTTATCGAGCCGCATAAATGGGATTGACATTTGCTAACCTTGGCGCAAGTTCTGTATCTGCTGTAAATCCAGATATAAGAGTTACAACAGATCTATCGTCCTATGCCAATACTTCTTGGACACCTCCAACAGTTGGTGTGATCGTTGCCATAGTATTTAATTGGTTAGCAAATCCTGGGAACGTTCCAACAATAAGTGGCAATGGAATTACATGGACTCAAATTGCTACCGGAGCAGTTGATCCAGGTCAATCGCGAAGGATAACTTTATTTGCGGCTAGTGCAATAGGATCTTCAGCAGGAATTACTACTGTTGATTTTGCAGGTCAAACGCAATTGGGTTGCATGGTATCATTTTTCCACATGCCAACTGATGTGGATATATCAGGAGGACTTGTTGCTGCGTTTCCACAAGTTGTTTTCAATAATGGAACTGGAACAAGTGGATCTGTAACATTGGCAGCTGCAGGTCATGCAAATAATAGATGCATATCTGCATTCAATCATGCTGTGAGCGAAGCAACAACTCCTGATGCGGCTTGGACCGAGCTTGACGATATGAATACAACAGGTCCGGCAATGGGAGTTGAAACTCAATATAAAGATGATTCATTTTCAACAAGTGCAACTGCCTCATGGACCACATCAGCTGATTGGTATGGCATGGCTGCTGAAGTCAAATGCACTGTATCTGGAACTGTTGTTGCAAATCAAGTTACTGAGACCGATACCGCTCAACCTATATCAAGATTAAAGACAAAAATTCCAGTTCAAGTTAGTGGAACAAACACAGCTCAACCAATATCAAGATCTAAAATAAAAGTAATTGGTCAGGCACAAGAAACTTCAACCGCCTTTGCAGTGTCTAAAACTAAATACAAAGCTATATTGCCAGCCATTGGATATGAGATAGCTGAGTCTATAAATACAATAAAATTTGCGTCAATAAATCAAGTAACTGAAGTGGCCAAGCAGAAGAACTAAATGAAGTTCAATCTATATTTAGAGTAAGATCTAAACTGCTGGGCCAAGCAGAAGAATTAGACATTGCTCAAGTATTATCCCGAATAAAGCAAGTGCTTATTGATCAAGCAGAAGAAATAGATGATGCACAACCGCTGATCTACGGCGACGTAATATTTGTAGCAATATCCAAGGTCATTGAAGAAGACACTGCTCAACCGATCAAATCTGTAAAGAAACGAATGATCGGAATTGTTGTTGAAACAAATATTGCTCAATCAATATTGCAACCTCAAATAATAATGATAGGCCAGGTTGTTGAGATTGATACGGCTCAACATATAACATTAGTTGAAATATCAGACGTTGTGTTTCCTCGTGCTTATATAATTCCTTATGAGAATAGAGTTTATATTATTCCAGCTGAAGAAGTTCAAGTCGATGAAGAAAGAATTTATGTTATACCTGCTGAAAACAGAGTCTTGGAGATCAAATGACTAACGTATTTACAAAGGATCCGAATGCCTTGTTAGATTACCAATGGGATTGGTCTTTGTGGTTGCAAGAGGGCGAAACAATTGTTTCAGCAGAGCTAACTATTCCTGAAGCTCTTGAATTAGAAGATCAAACAATTGAAGATGGAAAAATAACTGCATGGTTATCAGGTGGAGTTGCAGATCTTGGTTATAAAGTCACTTGCCATATAGTAACTAGTTCAACACCAGTGGCAAGGACAGACGACCGAAGTATTTATTTGGTTTGCCGTGAAAGGTAAATAATGTTCCGCACATTCTATGAATGGTTGAGGAAGGTTTGGTCTAACATGATTGGATTGAATACTCTGCAAGAGGCTATGGAGATTGAATTATCCATTAGCGAATCTATGGTCAAGGCTCAAACACTATGGGCCAATATGTACGTCAATAAAGCAAGTTGGCTTGTGGAAGATGAAGTATTTTCACTGAATCTTCCCGCTGCAATTGCTGCTGAAATAAGTCGTGTAGTAACTGTTGAGATGAAGGTAAGAATTGAAGGCAGTCTTCGTGCTGATTTTATTTCTGCTCAAATGAAACATGTCCTCAACAAATTACGTGAGCATGTTGAACTAGGATCCGCCAAGGGTGGACTAATATTCAAGCCATTTATCAGTGGAAAAAATGTGGCAGTTGATTGTGTCCAGGCTGATGCATTTTTCCCTGTTAAGTTTGACGCTAATGGAAAATCAGATGAAGAAGGAAACATATTTGAAGGTTATTTGATAACTAATCGAGTATTTAGAACTGAAGAAGAAGGATTACTTGGAGTTGAGGTTTCACTAAAGGACGTTGAAGAATGGGCTGACATAGAGCCATTCGGCGTTATTGCAAATGTTGAGCGACCTTTGTTCGGTTATTTCCGCTATCCACTTGCAAATAACATAGACACAACGTCTCCTCTTGGAGTTTCTTGCTATGCAAGAGCAGTGGATCTAATTCAACAGGCCGATGAACATTGGTCTGATCTTATGTGGGAATTCGACACTGCAAAAAGAGCTTTGTATGTAGATCCTCTTGCTCTTGCTCATGACGAGAATGACGAGGTATATCTTCCAAACAAACGACTGTTCCAAACATTGAAGGGATCCGGTATAGAAGAAAATATGTTTGAAGAATGGACGCCAAATATTAGAGAGCAGAATTTTCTAAATGGTTTGGATGCTATCCTTCGTAAAATAGAATTCTTATGTGGAATGGATTACGGCAGAATTAGTAATCCAGATACTGTCGATAAAACCGCTAAAGAAATTTCTGCATCACAGCAGCGATTCTTTTCGACGGTTACGGATGTTCAAAAGTCTCTTCAAGAAGCACTTGAAGAACTTGTGTATGCTATTGATGTTTGGACAACAGTTGCTGGCCTGGCTCCTCAAGGCGTTTACAACACGGCATACGAATTTGATGATTCAATTATCGTAGATAAGGATACTCAATTTGATCAAGATAGTCGAGCAGTTGGAATGAATGTTATGGATCGCATTGAATTCAGAATGCGCAACTATAAAGAGGATCTTGCAACTGCAACAAAGAAAATTGCTGCAATACCTTTGCCTTCAACCGATTTGTTTGGAGACTAATGCTCACTGCTGCTCAATTTGATTCATTGGTTGTTCCTATACTTGATATGTATGAAGAATTCACTCAATCAGTGATAAATGATATTGCTAGAAGAATTGTAAAGATGGGAAGTCCAACTGCGACCTCTGCCTGGCAGGTGCAACGAATAATAGAAAGTGGTTTGACTTATCAAGATACTATACGACGAATATCTTTATTGACAGGAAAAAGTGAAAGACAACTAAAAGAAATATTCAAACAATCAGGCGTAAAAGCCGTTTCATTTGATGACAAAATATATCGTGAAGCAGGTTTGGATCCAATACCGCTAAACTTATCTCCGGCAATGTTAGATGTTCTTACATCTGGATTGATCAAGACCGGCGGTGTGATGAAAAATCTTACAATGACAACTGCTACATCTAGTCAGCAATTATTTATTCAAGGAGCGGATCTTGCTTATAACCAAGTTATTCATGGAACTATGTCTTATGATCAAGCAGTAAGATCCTCAATAAAACATATTGGCGATAGTGGTCTCAATGTTCATTATCCAACAGGTCATAAAGATAAGTTAGACGTTGCAATGAGGCGAACAGTATTGACAGGAGTTGGACAAACAGCTGCTCAACTTCAACTCACGAGAGCAGATCAGTTGGGCCAGGATCTTGTGCAAATATCTGCTCATGGTGGTGCCAGGCCAAGCCATGCAAAATTTCAAGGTCAAATATTTTCTAGATCTGGTCGTGATAAACATTATCCTGATTTTGTATCATCAACAGGCTATGGATCCGGCCAAGGTTTAGCGGGTTACAACTGCAGGCATTCGTTTTATCCATTTTTCAAAGGTATAAGTGAAAATGCTTATACGGAAGATGAAACAGATAAACTTGCTCGTGAAAAAGTAAAATATCGAGGTCAATCATTATCTATGTTTGATGCTACTCAAGAACAACGCAGGATTGAAAGAAAAATTAGATCCTGGACAAGAGATGCGGAGGTTTGTTCATGAGACTAAAATACCTAGACAGCGCGTTCGAGAGCGCACTTAGATAAACTGTTTTGAGGTACAATGTTTTCAATTCGTTAGTCGCAAACGTAAAATGGCGAACGTCAGGTGGCGCTTACCACCTATAAAATAAGCTAGACGTGATAAGGAGAACAAAATGAATAAGAAGGATTTCGAAAAAGTAGGAATAACAAAAGCAGCTCTTGAAAAAGCCGGGTTGACTGAAGACGTTATTGATCAACTCATTGTGATCCACGGCAAGGATATTGAGTCGCACAAAAAGCAAGTAACAACTGCTGAAGCTCAAGTAACAACATTGACTGATCAGTTGGAAGCGGCTAATACCCAAATTCAAGATTTCAAAAGCATGGACATCGAGCAAATAAAGAAAGCAGCAACCGATTGGGAAAAAACGGCGAAGGATGAAGCAAAAGCCCGAACCGATGAAGTTACCCAGTTGAGAAAGCAACATGCCGTTGAAAAAGAACTGAAAGAAACCTACGGAGTTTTGGATCCTGCTGACTTGCTTCATCGACTTGATCTAACCGCAGTAAAAGTTGATGGTGACAAAGTTACCGGCTTGAAAGAGCAAGTTGAGCCGTATAAAGAAACCAAAGCATATTTGTTCTCTTCGCAAGACGATGGCGATGATGGTGAAGAAACAGAAAGCAAAACAACTCCTAAGCTTGTTACCGGCGCAAAGCAAAAAGTGAAACCCGCAGAAAAATCTTTGAGTCAGGCAATTGGTGAAAGGCTTGGAGTAAAATCCGAAACATAATCAGGAGAACTAAGACATGCCTTTGACTTTGGCTGAAGCTAAACAGGCTTCGCAAGAAAAACTGACCGACTGGGTTATTGACGAATTCCGCAAATCGGCATTGCTCGATACGCTGATCTTCGATAACACTGTCAAGCCTCAAGGTGGCGAGACAATGACGTATGCATATAATCGCATCACGACTCAACCGACCGCCGCTGGCCGCGCAATCAATGCCGAATACGTCCCGCAAGAAACCAAGACAACTCGTTATTCGGTGGATCTGAAAGTGTTTGGCGGATCCTTCCAACTTGATCGCGTTATTATCAAACATGAGAAGCAAGTTATCTCTCACGTTGAATTTCAACTTGAGCAGAAGATCAAAGCAACTCGAGCATTGTTCCATGATTGGTTTATCAATGGCGATGATGCAGTAAGCGCCTTGCAGTTTGACGGCCTTGATGTTGCTTTGACAGGATCTTCAACTGAGTACGTTCCTGCTGCGGCAATTGATCTTACTGATTCAACAAACATCACTGCTAATTGGCAGTTGTTCCTCGATACTCTTCGACGTGGTCGAGCATTGATGGATGGCGCGCCAACATTGCATCTGATGAAGGAAATCAGCTGATCGTTTCCATGGGCGACAAACCCGGTACCACAAATCCAATTATTCCAGTTGATGCATTGACTGGCGAAACGTCAATCTATTCGGTGCGCATGGGCCTTGATGCAGTTCATGGGATTTCTCCTGATGGTACGACTCTGATTGAGACTTTCCTGCCGGATCTGAAAGCGCCTGGCGCCGTAAAACTTGGCGAAGTTGAAATGGTTGCTTCAGTTGCGATCAAGGCAACTCGTTCCGCAAGTGTTATCCGCGGAATTCAAGTTCGCGTTCCGTAATAATCGAATCTTATTCGAAAGGAGAACTAAGATATGACACAAGTTTTTTCTCGCAATAAACGCTTCACCGGTGTTCGTGGACAAATTCACTTCACTGATGGCGCTGCCGAAGTGACTGACAAAGATGCTCTGGAATGGTTTAAGAATCGCGACGGTTATTCGGTTGGAAAAGAATTCCCGGAAACCGAAGGTCTTGATGTCCATGCTGGCGATGAAATTGGCGCCGGACCTGAGCTCGATTATGAAAGAATGAGCAAAGCAAAGTTGGTTGAACATGCCATGACTCGCAATGTTGCCGGCGCATCCGGGTTAACAAAAGCAGAGTTGGTTGCAACTCTTACTGAGCTCGACGAATAAGGAATATCTATGGCCGCATACGCTGACTTTGCATTTTATAGTGGAACGTTTTTCGGAACGGCCGTAGATGAAGCAACCTTCAATCGACTGGCGGTCCGGGCAAGTGCTTTGATTGATCAACTAACTTTTGATAGAGCCTTGCCCGTGACCGTTGCAAATACAGAAACTGCATTGGTTGATAAAATAAAAATGGCTGTATGTTCGGTTGTTGAGCAAATGTATTTAGTAGAAACAACTGGATCGGATCGAGGATCCATTCAATCTGAGTCTGTTGGAAGTCATCATGTTACTTATGTTTCCGGTGGTGGTCCATCAGATTTTCAAAATCAATATGACATTATATCAGCTTACCTGGCAACTTCTGGGCTTATGTATAGAGGATTCTGAAATGTTGAACAATGCATCTATAACTTTATTCAACAAATATCTCGTTGACAAAGTCGAGATGTATAATAAAACTCCAATTGTTGGCGTTCAATGGGAAGATCGCAAGGCCGCAAATGTAATTGCATCAGGTGGGAATATTGCAGTTGATCAATCCACTCTTTACATTCCTATGAGACTTTGGATCGCAACATATAAGGATCCGAAAGAATGGCAGGCATTGCCAGACAAAACGGCTAATTGGACACTTCAAATTGGAGACATAATTGTCAAACGACTTATTCCAGATAATCTTGAAGTTGGTTTCACCATAACTGATCTAAAGAAAAAATATGATTATGTTATGACCATTAGTTCAGTGGACACATTTGACATGGGATCATTGGATCTTCGTCATTGGAAAGTTGGACTAAAGTGAGACCTATAATAGAGATTCCTCGTGGAAAAATATCTGTAAACAAACGAGGAAAAGCAGTATTGAAATGGAATACTCGATTTCAACCTAAATGGCAACGTCAGTATTCTAGGGCTCAAAAATTTGTTGATTCAGAAGTTCTAAGAAGGTCCGAGCCATATACACCTTTGCTAACAGGAACACTTATAAAATCTGGTCAATTAGGAACATATATCGGATCCGGTGAAGTTGAATGGATTGTTCCTTACGCCAGCGATCAATATTATTTAGCGAGAAAAGTTGGAAGTAGGACCGGCGCATTGAGAGGATCTTATTGGTTCGAGCGAATGAAAAAGGAACACAAGTCTTCGATAGTCGCTGGCGCAAGAGCTTTTGCTGGAGGAGGTTGATGAGCATTATTCAAGCGTTGAAGGTTTACCTTACAGTTCAGGCTCAACTTCCTGAAGGTGCTCCTGTTTGGGTGAATTATCTTGGTCTAGATTTATATAGTTTTTCTTTGGATCCAATGCCAGGCGAAAAAGTAATTACAACATATATCAATGATGTTGAGGTCCGAGAATATCCGTTTGTTTTTCGATCAATGGAAAGCACTGCAGATGAATTAGCTAGAATTCAAGTTGCAGAATTCTATGAAGAATTTGGCGATTGGCTTGAAGATCAAACAGAATCAGGAACATTACCGGATCTAGGTGAAGGTAAGAAACCACTTTCATTATTGTCAGATAGTTGGGCGTTTCTTTATGAGCAAGGTCAATCTGAGACTGGTGTCTACCAGGTACGATGCAAACTAACTTACGAACAACAACCATAAGGAGAATTTGAAATGAGTGATTCAATTAAGAGAAGTCAATTCAAAACGTTTCTGAACATTGTTCCAGGAGGTGTTGCGGATTATGTTTTAGTTGGTGACGGCATTACAACTGCGGCCATCAACTATAATGCGCAAACGTTGGAGGAAACTTATATCCACGAAGACAGTGGTACCACTGAAATCGAAAGTTATCGTCCAACAATGCCGATTGAAGCAACCGCAAAATCCGGCGATGAAGCATTTGATTTCATTGATGGTCTGAGAAAAGCTCGGGCCACGTTAGGCGATGCAAAATCAGACGTGATCAACGTTTGGCTGTATGAAGCTCCAGTGAGTGGCGCTTATCCTGCTGAAAAACAAGATGTAAGCATTCAAATGGAAACATTCGGCGGTGACGGCGGATCCAGCGCAAAGATCAACTATACGTTGAACTACATTGGCGATCCTATTCCTGGAACTTTCAATCCAACAACTGCTGCATTTACTGCAACACCGTAATGAACTTAATCTTATAAACAAACCCGCTCGGATAGGGCGGGTTTGTGTTGAGGAATTATGGGCACTTCTTTTCCTTCTATCACTATTGATCCTGGCACGGTCAGACTTCTTATCAATGACGATAAGGAGCGAGTTATATCGTTCAATCCAAAAGATATAAATTTCGTTGAAAGATTTTATCGACTTGTAGGTCACTTGGAAACCAAAGTTCAGGAGTATGAACTAAAATACGCTGATCTAGTTCGTGAGTCTGATGTTACAACTGGAATAGCAAATAACATGCCTGAACTAATAGATCTTGTTCTTGAAGTTTGTAAAGATCTTAGAGGAGAAATTGACTTGGTGTTCGGTGAAGGAACATCTCAAATTGCTTTTGGCGACACAATGAATCCTGATATGTTTTCTCAACTTATTGATGGCCTCATTCCTTATGTTCAAGATACAAGAACGCAGATTGTGCAGCGTTATATGCCTCCTCCGAAACCTGTGATTATAAAAAAGTCTAAGAGAGTTAGATCCAAAAGCAAATGAATATTTTGCTTGATGTACTTCCTAGTTCGGTAAAAATCGATGGGGAAGTTTATCCTATAAATACTGATTTTAAAATACTGATTTTAGATATGCATTGAGGATAATGATTGCTTTTGAGGATTCTCTTCTTACTCTCAATGAAAAGAAATTAATACTGTTATCCAATATTTATAATTTAGTTCCCGATAATGTTGAAGAAGCAGTTGGTCAAGCTATAACGTTTTTGAATTTGCATTCAACAGGATCCGGCAATGATAATGAGCTAAGATTATTTTCGTTTTCAAAAGACTCTGGATTTATTTTCGCGGCCTTCAAACAAACGCATGATGTAGATCTTGATCAAGTTCAAATGCATTGGTTTAAGTTTATGACTCTGTTCATGGATCTTGGATCTGAAACTGCCTTTTGCAGTTTGACAACCTTGCGAAAAAGAGTAAAGACTGGCAAGGCGACTAAAGAAGAGAAAATGGCTGCAAGAGAATTAGGAGATGTATTTGAAATTTCTGAGCTTGATCTTAGATCCTTGGAAGAGCGTGAGCGAGAAATCAACTTTATGAGATTGTTTGAACAAGGAAAACATGGGCATAATAAAGAAAATTAAACGCAAAACAGCACCACTAAATTATGATCCTGTAATAATGAGAGAACTTCTTGATCAGCCAAGTGTCAAA